ATGATACTGCTGCTGCTGCTGCTGGTATAGCTGTTGGACAGATGTATCATACTGCTGGAGTAGTGAAGATTAGGTTGACATAAAAATTAAATAAATAAATTAAATCAAATGGAAAATTTTACTGTAAGAGATTTGGGAGCTGGCGAGGAAAAGTCAGTTCAACAGATCGAGCAAGAGCTTTTAGATAAGCACGAGGCTCAACAACAAGCTCAATATGAGGAACCACAAGTGGTTGAACAACCAGAGGTTACTCTAAGAGACGAGGACGTTCTTTCATATATTAAGAATAGATACAATAAAGAGATAAACTCTATTGACGATCTTGTGGCTGAGAGACAAGCACAAGAGGAGCTACCAGAGGATGTTTCTGCCTTCTTTAAATTTAAGAAGGAAACAGGGAGAGGTATCGATGACTTTGTTAAGCTTAACAGAAGTTATGATGACTCCGATCCAAATGAGTTATTAGCTGAGTATTACAAGCAGACCGAAGAGGACTTAGATGATGAGGATATTGCATATACCCTTGAAGAAAAGTTCGGTTATGATGAAGATTTTGATGACGAGAAGGTTATCAAGAAGAAAGAAATAGCTAAGAAAAAAGAACTTGCTAAGGCAAAGAAATATTTCAATGATTTGAAAGAACAGTACAAAGCTCCTCTTGAGTCAAGGGGTGGTTTAGTTTCAGACGATGAAAGAGAGATGTACGATGCCTACAAGAAATACGTTCAAGAATCACAAACGTACCAACAAGAAGCTGCCAGTAAATCTGAGTACTTCCAAAAGAAAACAGATGAAATTTTCTCTAATGAGTTCAAAGGTTTTGAGTTCGATCTAGGAGATAAAAGATTAAAGTTTTCAGCTGGAGATGCAAACGAGATTAAGACAGCACAGTCCAATGTAAACAACTTCATATCTAAGTTTTTAGATGAGAACGGTTTAATAAAGGATGCTGTTGGTTACCATCGTGCTTTGACTGCGGCAATGAATCCAGATAAGTTAGCAAGACATTTCTATGAACAAGGAAAGTCTGATGCATTATTAGATAGTGCACGAAACATTAAGAACATCGATATGGAAGTGAGAAACTCTCCTGCCCCTATCACTAACTCTGGATTCCAAGTCAAGTCATTAAACGATGATGCTGGTCGAGGACTAAGAATCAAAAGTAGAAAATAATTTTAAAAACACAAAAAAATGGCTGGATCAGTTTTATCAACCCCTGGGTTCGAATTACAACCAAGTGCTGAGAAGAAAACCTTAGCATCAAATTACATCACTAACTTCAACTTCTTGAATCAGTATCTTCCTGATACTTACGAGAAAGAATTTGAGCGTTACGGAAATCGTTCTATCGCTTCTTTCTTAAGAATCGTTGGAGCTGAAATGCCGTCTAACTCTGACCTTATCAAATGGGCAGAACAAGGACGTTTACACACTAAATATGTTAACTGTGCATCTAACGCTACTGTTGGAGCTGACACCGCTACTATAACAGTATCTGATACTTTGATCCCTGGTCAAACATCTACTACTGGTATTGCTTTCAGAGTAGGTCAAACAGTTTTCTTATCATCTAACCAAACCGCTGCTAACTCTAATAAAGGTATTATTACTGCTGTTGATTACACAAATGGTACTTTTGATGTTTCTTACTACGAGGGATCTGGTCAAATGTTTGGAAATGCTGGATCAGGAGCTACTATTACTGCATTCGTTTACGGTTCTGAATTTAGAAAAGGAACTGAAGGTATGGTTGAGTCATTAGAGGCTTCTGACGTTATCTTCGAGAACTCTCCAATTATCATCAAAGATAAATACGCAGTATCTGGATCAGACATGGCTCAAATCGGATGGGTTGAAGTTACTACTGAAAATGGAGCAACTGGTTACTTATGGTATATCAAATCTGAGCACGAAACTCGTTTGAGATTCGAAGATTACTTAGAAATGGCTATGGTTGAAGGAGTTCCTGCTGAGACTGGATCTGGAGCTATTGCTACTGCTAAAGGTACTGAAGGTTTATTCTATGTAGTAAACAAAAGAGGTAACGTATGGTCAGGTGGTAACCCAAGCACTTTAGGTGACTTTGATACTATCATCCAGCGTTTAGACAAACAAGGAGCTATCGAAGAAAATGCTATCTTCTTGAACCGTCAGTTCTCTAACGATATCAATGACATGTTGGCTCACCAAAACTCTTACGGAGCTGCTGGTACATCTTATGGTTTATTTGATAACGATGAGCAAATGGCTTTGAACTTAGGATTTACAGGTTTCCGTAGAGGTTACGACTTCTACAAAACAGACTGGAAATACTTAAACGATGCTGCTTTAAGAGGTGGTCTTGTTGGAGGTAACATAAATGGAGTATTAGTTCCAGCTGGATCTACTACAGTTTATGACCAAGTTTTAGGTAAAAATGCTAAACGACCATTCTTACATGTAAGATACCGTGCTTCTGAAACTGAAGACAGACGTTACAAAACATGGATCACTGGATCTGCTGGTGGTGCTGTAACATCTTCTTTAGATGCAATGGAGGTTCACTTCTTGTCTGAAAGAGCGTTATGTACATTAGGTGCTAACAACTTCTTCTTATTCAAAGGATAAGAATTAACAATAATAAAGAGGAATGCGGTGATTATCGCCGCATCCTCTTATTTTTATAAATAAATTAAAATTATATCAAATGAAAAAAACAGAATCTCCATTAGTGGACAAGACTTACATTTTAAAAAACGGAGTAGCTCCTCTTAGCTACATGATTGCTTCAAGAAATTCAAACAGGTATCCTTTATATTATTTTGATGAAGCTCAAAAACAAAACAGAGCTTTAAGATATTCAGTAAACCAAAAATCGCCTTTCGAGGATGAGCAGGATGGTAATGCTATCTTAGAACCTATTACATTTATAGATGGTGCACTACATGTACCAAGAACAAACCAAGTATTACAAAAATTCTTAGAAATTCATCCAGAGTATGGAACAACTTTCGAAGAGGTTAATACTGAGAAGGATGCGTTCCATGATATGGATATTTTAAACTATTCATTAGACGCTCAGATTGCAGCAAGAGAGTTACCATTGGAGATGCTTGAGTCAGTTGCTCGTGTTTTACTTGGAGCTAAGATTGATAAGATGAGTACAGTAGAGTTGAAGCGTGATGTGTTGGTTTATGCCAAGAATCACCCTATGGGCTTCTTAGAGATGCTTAACGATCCAATGCTTGAGTTACAGAACAAGTGTGTTAAATTCTTTGAGTCAGGATTGCTTGTAATGAAGAACAAAAACAAAGACGTTTATTTTAATCTTCCACAGAACAAAAAGAAACTATTAACGGTTCCTTACGGTGAGGATTATATCTATATAGTATCATCGTTCATGCAGAGCGATGAAGGTCTTGAGGTCTTGAGGTTACTTGAGAACAAGATGTCGTAAAGACAAAGCACTCTTTAATCGGAGTGCTTTTTTTTTGTTATCTTTGTAAAAAGTTTTATAGATGATAAATTCAGTAAGAAGCACCGTAATGGCTGTTGCTAACAAAAATAACTTTGGGTATATTACACCCGAAGATTTTAATTTATATGCAAAGCAAGCTCAACTTGATTTGTTTGAGGATTATATTTTTAAGTATAATTTATGGGTTACTAAACAAAATGCAAGAACTTCTAATAGTGGTTATGCAGATATAGTTAAGAAGCTAGATCTTATAATCGATAAGTTCTCTACAATTGCTAACCTAGCACATACAACAAACTCTGACTTTACAATGCCAGCTGATTATTACTATTTAAACACAGTTAGATATAATAATAAGGAGGTTGGCAAGGTTTCTGGAGAAAAGGTGTTATATCTTTTACAATCAAACCTAACAGCTCCAAACATATACAACCCAGCTTATGTGCTTAACGGACAGACTATTACAGTTTATCCAACCACAATTACATCTGGAGTTTCATCTCAATACTTAAGACTACCTAAGGATCCTAAATGGACCTATGTAAATATCGTTGCTGGAGAACCTGTTTTTGATCAGTCTAATGGTGACTACCAAGACTTTGAGCTGCCTTTGCAAGACGAACCATCGTTGGTTAATAAGATATTAGAATATGCTGGGATGTCTATTAGAGAGCCTGAGGTTGTTAACCTTGGGGCTGGATTAGAGGCTAAAGAACAACAAACAGAAGGATAACATATGGCATACTTAAACGGATATCAGTACTACAATAATAGTGGTAATGTACCAGATAATCAGAACTGGGGTTCTTACCAATACGTTTCATTGAATGATATTGTAAATAACTTCATTCTAATGTATGTTGGTAACGATAAGTTAATCAACAATGTAGAGAAGTATAATGTGTTGTTCCATGCAAAGCGTGGCATACAAGAGATTAACTATGATGCGTTAAAGGAGATCAAGATTCTTGAGATAAGCGTTTGCGATGATCTTAAGTATATTCTACCTCCAGACTATGTCAACTATGTTAGGATATCATTATTTCAAGATGGTATACTAAGACCTTTGACTGAAAATATTCAAGCAATTAGCAGTAACTCATACCTTCAAGACAACAACTGTAACGTTATGTTTGATCAAGACGGAAACGTTTTAGAGGGGATGTCTCTATTAGACTATGGTAGAATATTTAAACAAGAAGCAAGTATTTATTTAGGATCAGGACTATATCACGGATACGAGGGATGGAACTTTGACAATATATGGTACTTCCAGTACCCAATAGGGAAGCGTTACGGGCTTAATACAGAGACAGCTAATGTGAACCCTACCTACAAGATAGATAAGGCGGCAGGAGTGATTAATTTCAACTCTACAATGGCTGGTCAGTTATGTATTCTTGAGTACATTACAGATGGTATGGAGGGAGGAAACGATGCAGATGTTAAGGTAAACAAGCTTGCAGAGGAGTTCCTTTACTCTTACATTAAATGGGCTATACTAAACAACAAGATTGGTGTTCAAGAGTATGTTGTAGCTAGAGCTAAGAAAGAAAAAACAGCATTATTAAGAAACGCAAAAATAAGACTTAGTAACTTACATCCAGGAAGATTATTAATGAACTTGAGAGGTAAAGACAAAATGATTAAGTAATTTATGGATTCAAGAGTAAGTTTCACAAAAGGTATAATGAATAAGTCTTATGACCAAAGATTACTCCCTGAGGGTGAGTATATCGATGCGATGAATATAAGACTTGGATCCACTGAAGATAATAGCGTTGGTGTTATTGAGAATACTAAGGGTAATATAATCCTAACTAAACTTCAGTATAATGGAGTTGACTTAAGTACTAATGCTTTATGTATAGGCACTTATCAGGATGGAGCCAAGGAAACAATCTACTGGTTTGTAACAGATCCAGGGAATGTTGACATGATAGTATCTTACAATACAGAGACTGCATTATTATTGTATCATGTTATATCTGAGACCGTATTAAATTTTAATAGTCAGTATCTTATAACTGGTATTAATCTTATTGATAAGTACTTGTTTTGGACGGATAACTTAAATCCTCCAAGAAAAATAAATATAGCTAGAACCTACCTACCTCCAGTTGGTGGTGTTGATTCAATAACAGTTGATGATGTTAACGTTATTGTTGCTCCTCCATTAGTTGCTCCAACTGTTCAGATGGTTAATGTACCTGGCGGAGAGAACTTTATAGAGAATGTTTTTATATCTTTTTCATACAGATATAAATATAAAGATAACGAGTATAGTGCATTGTCTCAGTTTACTGATGTAGCATTTGAGCCAGGGCAGTTTCAACTCAACTACTCAACATATGACAACTCTGGAATGGAGAACATATTCAATGCAGCTAAGGTTTCATTTAATACTGGAGACTCTAATGTTGTTGGTGTTGATTTATGTTTTAAATTCTCTGATGAAAACATTGTAAATATTGTTGAGAAATATATAAAATCAGAACAAGGATGGGGTAACAACTCCACACAAACTATAACATTTGACAATAAGAAAATATACACCACTCTACCAGAGAGTGAGTTATTAAGATTATATGACAACGTTCCTCATGTAGCTAAAGCCCAGACAACTATGGGTAATAGAATCATGTACGGTAACTATGTTGATGGATATAATATTAAGGATAGTAATAACCAGCCTATAGCTATAAGATATAACCTTGATCTGATATCAGTTCCTGCGGATACTTCTGAATTAGCAACTGGAGTTTTAAATGGTAATTACAATATAACAGGATCAACTCAAACAATAGATCACTCTATATATACAATAACAATTCCAGACACTACTGTATTAAAGGAAGGAGCTATTATGTATATTAACTTTAATCTACAACATGTTTCTTTTTATCCTGTAAGTGGACCATATATTGGAGATTCAGCACCTCAAAACTTATTTAATTACCCATTACTGTTTAATCTTACAGCAAGTTATGATAGTGTTGCTGAGTTTGCTGCTAGTAGCGACTTTTTAAATGCTATATCAAATCCATTACCTGTTGGTAGTTGTGGTTTAGGGTATTCACTATCTGATCATTTTAATTGTCAGTTAATTGCTAAATCTGGATGGAATAAATATACAAGTGGTGTAGATGGAGTAGGTCAAGGATTTAAGGTATTAACGGTTGATCCAGGGACAAACGTTATAAAGATACAAGTTCCAGCTATGAAGTTTCAACAGATAGCTGATCCTACTATATTTGCATATGAGTTTTTTGAAAACTCAAACACACTTGCCTCAATAACTAAGGCTGGATCAAAAAGAAGTTTACATAGTAATAGAGATTATGAGGTTGGTATTGTTTATATGGATGAGTATAACAGAAGTACAACAGCTTTAGTTTGTAATACAAATACAATATTTATACCAGAATCTAAGTCTATTAATATAAACCATATAAGAGCGTCACTTCCATCAACTAGTAAGACACCATACTGGGCTAAAAGATATAAATGGGTTATAAAACCTTCTAAGACTACATACGAGACTGTATACTCTAATCTTTACTATCCAGATCCAGCAAATTTATGTTGGTGGTTTTATTTAGAAGGAGACAATAGAAGTAAGGTAAAACAAGATGATTTGATTACGGTAAAATCAGATAGTAATGGACCTATGGTTAATTTAATTAAGGCTAAGGTTTTAGATCTTAAATATAAGTTATCTAATGGTATTGAAGGTATAACTGTTATACAAGAAGGATCTTATATGAAAATTAAACCTCAAGGGTTTAATGTTATATATAATCAAAATTCTTTTATAGAAAAAGTTGGTTTTCATCCACAACAAATATACGGAGTAGAAATAGATAGAGCATCTTCAGTTCCTTTATACGAGGAAATAGGAAGTACTGGTGTGTATAATCCATTACCTATAAAAGCTGGAAGTAGAGTTAGAATATATCTAAGATGCGAAAGACTTGCTGCTGGAATAGGCGGTGGAGGATCTAGATATTTTACTTATGATAAAACATTTACTGCATCTAATGATTATTTTAGTTTGCATGACTACGTTATTGGAGATAGTATAAGTTTTGCTCCTCCAGCTGGTGTGTTATACGGTACTGATGATGATGCATTTAGTATGAATGTAATATTTGATTCTACTATTGGTGATTATGCAGATTATATAGGATCAATAAATCCTCCTGTACCAAGCGATAAGACTTATCTAATAAAATTTTATAAAGATTTTACAAATGGTAAGTTTTATTTAGTACTTGCTAGTGGTGTTCCTAATACAAATCATACGGCTTATTCTGATGCAACTGTTCAAATAACAGCTCCTAATAACCTAATAGTTTTTGAGACGGAACCAGCTGATGGAGACGGAGAGAAGTTCTACGAGGGAAGCGAGAACTTTCAAATAATAAATGGATTCCATCAAGGTAGCACATTTGACGGAGTAACTCATAACCAAACAGCAACAGATCCAGCTATTTGTAACTTAGGTTTCTTTAACTGTTTCTCATTTGGTAATGGTGTTGAGAGCTATAAGATAGATGACTCACTTACTGGCTCACCTATGTACTTAGGAAGTAGAGTAAATGCTGTTTCACAACAAGAATACAAACAAGCTCTTAGATACGCATCCATCACTTATAGTGGTGTGTACAATGCTGAGAGTAATATAAATAAGCTAAACGAGTTCAATCTTGGTCTAGCTAACTATAAGGACCTTCAAAAATCATTTGGTCCTATACAGACTTTATTTGCAAGAGCTACTGACATATTGACTCTTCAAGAGGATAAGGTGTCATACGTTCTTCAAGGTAAAAACCTTCTGTCTGACGCTGCCGCTGGAGGTGCTATCACATCCATACCAGAGGTGTTAGGTACGCAGATAGCTAGGATTGAGAACTTTGGAATTAGTCATAACCCAGAGAGCTTTGCATCTTGGGGATCTGAGATGACATGGACAGACGCTAAGAGATCATCCGTACTTAAACTTACAGGAAGCTCCTATACCAATGACCAACTAGACGTTATATCTGATATAAATATGAAGGTTTGGTTCAGAGACTTGTTTAAAAACTCTTTTGGAACTCAGAAGCTTATGGCTTATGATCCCTACATGGATGAGTTTGTTCTATCAAGCAATGAAAGACCAGTGATTGTAACTCAGACAGAGCAACCTTGTGGGTTGGTGTTCTCTCAAATAAATTCAAATGATAAGTTTGAGTATGACCTTCAGTTAGGTACTGTTATTGGAACTGTTAGCTTTGATTATGACTTCTCT